TGATAGATAGCAAAACCGATTGTGATTCCTGCGCTGATTCCAATAAGGGTAGCTATGAGTAATTTAATTTCCATGTTCATTATGTAAATACAAGTGTTATTACTAAAGACAATGTTATAAAAATAAACATTGCAATTAGTTGTTGGTCCCAGGGAAAGTTACTCATTATTCTAGTATCAGTTTCTTAATAGTTTTTGAACCATCCGTTGTATTAATTTCTATTTCTGCTTGTGATTTAATACATTTATATAGTACGTTGTTAGATACACTTCTTTCTGCAATCCGTTTATGTTTTAAACAGACACTTAAAGAGTCTTGAATACGATGTTCTTTAATCTCATGGTCAATAAACATGAGTAGTGCAAATACAGTCTCAATCATTTCTTTTTCCCTAAATAATGTTCCGAAGGTTCATAGTCCCAACGTTTACCTTTATGCCCCATTAAGGTAGCGTACCACATTCTTAATCTTACAATGAATTTTCTAACGGGTCGCGTCATTTATAATTTCCATTTTCTACTTTAAATCTTCGATGTTCTTCCTGAATCTTCTCAACTGTTTCTTGTAGCTTTTCTAATTGGTTTTGTAAAAATTCAATATTAACTTTATTGTGCATGCCTTCTTCAATAGCTATTTGAATCTTCTCAATTTGCCCAGCCATGTGTTCGATTAACATAAATTGTTCGGAGTCAGCCGGCAAACTTCCAAGTTCTCCCCGAGGCCACTTGATTCTAAATTCATTATTCTTTTCAATATCACCACTAAGTGTCTTAGTTACTTGCTCTAAATCTTTTTCTAAAAGGGTTCCACTAGTTTCTAGTTTATTTAATCTTTCAATGACGCCAAAAAAAGCGTACACGCCAATAGCGACGGCCCCGACGATGGCCAAAAGGTTTCTCATCGGCATAGAAATTGCCGTGTTATCTGAAATTTTCATTATTTAAACCATTGTAAGTACATTAGCCAAGGCACTAATATAGGCCAGACTATGTGTTCTACAATTTCGTATAACACAGCGAGTGTTAACAATATAGCCCAAAACTTTGAGGTCTTTGCTTTTTCAGAAAGAAATTTAAATATTTTAGAGTGCCACAGCCCTATTTTTTGTATAATTGTATTCATTATTCACACGACTCGCAATCTTTTGTGCTATCTACCACTACACCTTCATCTTTAGTGTCTCTATGCTTAAAGTATTCTTTACCGCTGCATTCACAGTTGGCACATTCACAGCCTACGTGATCAGCTTCAATACAATGGCATAGGTGATTACATTTTATGCAGGTTTTTTCGTCCATAGTCATTTATAGTAGTCTTTCCAGAACCACTTGACAAACTTTTTCCATAGATGTTTGATCATCCCCAGTTCCCTCCGTCCTAAAGAAGAACTTATCTGAATAAAATTCTTAAGTTGCTAAGAAATAAACAGCAATAATAACTACTACAACAGCAGCAGAAATTTTTTTATGAGCTAATGCTAATGCCCATAGTTGTTTTACTTTTTCCATATAGTTCCTCCTAATTTATATTACCCCAGTTTTCGCCAGTTTCATAGTCCACTTTATTTGGTACCTCTAACTCAACTGCGGATTCCATTATTTGTACTATTTGTTTTGCCTGTTTATCATCTTTTACAGAAATATCCAACTCATCATGTACTTGAACATGTGGTATAATTCCCTTTTTATGGAGATTTATCATGGCTTTTTTAGTCATATCGGCTGCAGATCCCTGTATTAGTCTATTTAATGCTTTGTAAGTATAAGCTCTCCTGATCCCTGGTCCGTGTTCCAAGAGCGCTTGATCATGAGGTAATGCTTTATGAATCCCAAACTGATTAGGTTCCCATAAAGGAAACCTGCACAATCGTCCAAGAAGCGTTCTAATTTTTCCTGAATCCTGGGCACGTTTCATCGTAGCATCCATCAGTTGTTTAACGAATGGAACCTTGGCATGATAGGCCCTAAATAATTCTTCAGCTTGGAGTTTATTAACACCGAGTTCTGCCTGGAGTTTATTTTTTCCCATCCCATAAAATAATCCTAAATTAATTGTTTTAGCTTGTAACCTGGGAATATTTGCCATGTCCGCAACAATCTTATGAAAGTCTGCGTCACCATCTTTGTACGCGTCAACAACTTCATTCACTCCATACATGTTTTGTAAAGATGCATAGTGAACAACGAGTCTTGGTTCCTGCTGATTGTAATCGAAACAACCCCAGGTACATCCTTCTTCAGGAATAAATAAAGATCTGATCCGTGGTCCGAGTTCCTTGTTTCTCGCAGGAATTTGCTGGAGGTTTGGATTATTCATAGAGAATCTTCCTGTCACGGTGCCTCCACCTTCGGATCGAAGTTGGTTAATTTCCGCATGAATCCTACCTTTTTGACTATGTTTTAAGATGGTATCGATGAAAGTTGTGTGAGCTTTATTAATCTCTCTTGCTTTAGCAATACACTTTACAACATTGTGTGGGTGATTCGCTAAAAAATTTTTAGTAAAACTTGGCGCTTGTGTTTTGACCGTACGATCATAAGGCAATCCTAATTTATCAAATACTTTTGCAATGGATCGAGCGGCCCAAATCTGTACATCGATTCCCGTATTTACTGACACCTCACCTAACATTTTTTTCTCTTGTTCTATTAATGTTTTCTTTTCGATCGCGGCTTGTTCTTGATTTACACGTACACCGAGAAACCTCATATCCACAAGACAGGGAAGTAATTCCATTTCCATTTCGAATACGGATTGAATATCTTGATTTAAAATTTCTTTTTTTAACACCTGCCACAACTCTAGTGTGAGTTGGGCGTCGCGTTCTGCGTAAGATCCAACATACATTGCTGGAAGTTTATACATTTCAGCTTTAGGGTCGACTCCCCATTCTTTCGCGGCAGCATAAAGAGCTGCTTCGTCTTTTCCTCTTCCAATGTAATCACGACACACACCATTCAGATCATAGCGTAAACGATTTTCGTTCACTACGCCTGCTGCAATCATGGTATCAATAATTCTTCCTTTAATAGTTAAGCCTAGCGCTCGTAGCCAGGACACATCATACATGGCATTATGAAATAGTTTATCTGCTGGGGTGTTTAAAACATCCTGTAACCATTTTAAAACCATCTTACGGTCCAGGTTACCGCCTCCTTCATGAGCAATAGGATAGTAGGCACAGAAATCTTCTGTAGCTACTGAGATTCCAACTACTTCACCCACTCCTATAACAGAGCCAGAACCCATTCGTATATTTAAATTGGGATCTTTGGTTTCTAAATCAATTGCAATTTCACAATATTGTTTAAGGTCTGGAAATTCTTCTGGTGGAAGCCATTCCGTTTGAGGTTTGAATAAAGGCATTTGCATTACGAATAATCCCTTTCAATAATCATATCAATGTAGTGTTTTGCTTTTTCCAAATCTTGTGCTTCTCCTTTAGATGCGTGCCTACAAATATATTTAATAGCGTTTCCTTCTGCGAATAATAATTTGTTATCATTAATAAATTTACTGGGTTGAATCTTCATATTTTTATAGTGAGATCCTCCAACTTGTTTTTTATAGGGGTTCATATTTTTTGTTTCCTCCTAAAATAACAACGCCATAACCATGACCGTGTCACGGAAACAACCGTAAAAATTAACGCGATTCCCAGTGTGTCCAGAATCGTAGGATGGAGCCCAAAGAGCGGAAAAATTGTAATCTGTATGATGATGGCCAGGATGAATCCCGAGCCTACGTCAATAATACTTTCTAATAAATTATTCCACTTCATATTCTAAATGATTTATATATATCTTTCGGTCTTATAATGTGTAAATGGTCCTTGGTTCGTGTTGCACCAACATAGAACAAACGGTTCTCGTCGTCAGGAAAACGATCCATATTTTTTTGAGTCCTTCTACTTAGATCGGTAAGAAGAACTACGTTTGAAGATTCCCCACCCTTGACACCATGAATCGTTGATAATAAAATGCGCGGATCTTTATTAAGTTGTTCACCATTGGCTATCATTTTTTTGATGTAGGTAACGTTTCGTTGTGGAGCAGAATCAAAAGCTTCATACCAAACAGCACGAGTTTTTAATCCGTGATTATTGTAGATTTCTGTCACGTTGTACGGTTTATCTTTATTGAGATATTGAAGACTGGTTTTTTCATAGTGATTAGGGGACATATAAGACGTTACTCTTTTGATTTGATCATAATTTAAATCACCGTGTTCACGCCATCTTTCCCAATCAACGATAGCTTCACGCAAATCTTTTTCATAATCTTTCTTGAATTTATTTTTGTAATAAAGCCCTTTAGAATATAAAACATTTTCTAATTTAGCTAACATGTGACGAGTTCTGGCCAACACATACCATTCCCCGCTACTCATATCTATGTCTTGAAAGCTATGGTAATAAGACAGCAACCCACTTTTATTTTTAGGCTTCCATTCTTTATAATGCCTTTTAGAAATTCTTTTAACAATCTTCATAGCTACATCATGCACAATTCTAGGTACTCTATGTGATTCTGTTAATTTTAAAAATTTTCCTGTTTGAGCAATAAAACTGTTAACATCCGCTCCTGCCCATCTAAAAATAGCCTGATCATCATCACCTGCAATATAAGAATCTTCTGTTTTATTCCAAATGGATTTAGCCATGTTCCATTGCATTAGAGATAAGTCTTGAGCCTCATCAATAAAGACAACATCAAATTCAGGCGAGGCATCTGATTTTATAAAATCTAAAATCATGTCATTGAAATCAATAAGTCCATGAGCTTTTTTATAACGCTCTAATTCACTACTTAAATTTTTTAATTTCTGAACGGAAACGTCATGGGTATGTTCTTTTAAATTATATTGTTGTTCAAGTGTAATGTCTCTTAATTTAGCAAGTTGAATAAT